AGCACTAGATGTTTTTTATTATGTACTGCCCGAGCACCGAGGTGGTCTTGGAATTTGCAAACTGCTCAAGTTAGCGGGGCAAATGCTCAAAGTAAATGGTGTAAGTCAAATTATGATTAGCCACAAGAAAAATCAAGATTTGAGCGTTTTGCTTCAAAGAGCAAACTATGAGCCATCAGGCGAAACATACGAATTTAAGGAATAAACATGGCTTTCTTATGCCCCCAACCATCTGCACCCGCAACGCCTGATTATGCGGCTGCCGCTACTGCACAAGGCACAGCAAACAAAGAAACTGCGCTTTTGCAAGGCTATTTAAACAACCCCAACATCAAAGGCGCGTTGGGTGGTCAAACCGTTACATTTGATGCTGTTACGGGTCAACCAACGATTACGCAAAACTTAACTTCAACGGCACAAAGCACGTTGGAGGCGCAGCAACGAGTTCAAAGAGATATGGCAAACCTTGGTGAACAAGGTCTTGCAAGTGCATCAAAAATTATTGGCACGCCATTTCAATATACAGGGCCAGCGGGTATTTTCTCACTCGCTGATTCTGGAAAAGTTCAAGGCGCTCCCGATTTAACCAAAATGGGTCAAGCACAAGGTTCAATGTTTGGCTTTGGTGGCACGGCTCTAGGCATGGGTTCTGGTGGTACGGCAACGGGTAATGTTGCGGGTGGTCAAGCACAAGGTACTGTTGCTAATCCACAAGCTAATGCCAATTACCAAGGTGGTCAAGCCCAAGGCGCAATGTTTGGTTTTGGTGGATCAGCAGCGGGTGGCGTAGCAGGCCCAAATTTGCAACAAAGTTATGGTGATTATGGAACTGTTCAAGGTGCGCCTGATTTAAGTAGTTATGGTTCTGCCTCATCAATTGGTGCAGATAAGTATGGTTTAGCCAAAGGCGATGTAGCGGCAAATCAATACGGCTTGGCTGGCGGCATAAACGCTGACCAATACGGCTTGGCGCAGGGCGGTGTTCAAGGCGTTAACTTGCAACAATCCCTTGGCAACATTGGCAGAATCAATCAAAACCTGAATGCTAATAACTATCTTTCTAACAATCAATTAGATTTAAGAAATGTTGCCCAAATGCCTGTCAATGCGGGTACTACGGGACAAGCGGCAATCATGTCTCGGCTTGCGCCTCAATTGGAACGTCAACAAAAATTTAATGCGCAAAACTTAGCAAATCAAGGCTTAGTATCGGGTGGTGAAGCATATACAAATGCGATGCGAGATCAAAGCCAACAACAAAATGACTTGTTGACCCAAGCGGCTTTGCAAGGTATTAGTTTAGATACTGCGGCAAATCAACAAGGTTTTAATCAAGCCTTGGCAGCGGGTCAATATGGAAATCTTGGACAACAACAAAACTTTGGCAATGCTTTAGCGGCTCAACAAGCACAAAATGCGGCTCAAGGCCAAGGTTTCAACCAACAATTGCAATCAGGGCAGTTTGGCAATCAAGCTCAATTGGCAAGTTTTGGTGTTAATTTGCAAAACCAACAAGCTCAAAATCAAGCAATTGCCCAAAATTATGGACAAGGTTTAAATGCTCAACAATTGACAAATCAATCCGTTGCACAAAACTTTGGTCAAGGTATAACGGCTCAAAATGCCGCAAATGCGGCTGTTTCACAAAACTTTGGTCAAGGCATGGCGGCATCTAATGCGGCAAATGCGGCAGTTCAGCAAAACCAAAATGCTGCTTTGCAACAACAAGCGGCTGCAAACCAAGCACAAGCACAACAATATGGACAAGCGCAAGGTAACGCACAGTTTGCCAATCAAGCCCAATTAGCGGGATTTGGTGCAAATTTGCAAAACCAACAAGCTAGTAATCAAGCAATTGCTCAAAACTATGGTCAAAACTTGCAAAGTCAGCAAGCCATCAATCAGGCAATTGCTCAAAACTACCAACAAGGAATGGGAACGCAAGCGGCTCAAAATCAAGCGGCTGCCCAAAACTTTGGTCAAAATGTAACCAATCAGCAACTTGGAAATCAGGCTACACAGCAGAATTTCAACAATGCAATGGCGACTCAGCAAGCTCAAAACCAAGCAATTGGACAAAATTTTGCTCAACAATTAGCTGGAACGCAATTAAGCAACCAATCTATTAACCAAAATTATCAACAGAATTTGCAATCACAGCAAGCGATCAATCAAGCACTTGCGCAAAATCAATCGGTTGCCGCACAACAACAGCAGTTGGCTAATGCCGCACAACTTCAGCAGTACAACCAAAACCTTGGCAGTGCGCAGTTTAGTAACAATGCGGCTTTGCAAGATTTACAAGCTAAATTGCAATTGCGCAATCAACCCTTGAATGAAATTACGGGCTTGATGAGTGGCTCACAATTGCAGATGCCTCAGTTCCAAGGCTACAACCCAACGAACATTGCCCCTGCCCCTGTATTTGCGGGTGCGCAAGCGCAAGGTGCGGTTGATATGCAAAAATATGGCATCCAACAATCGGGTGCTAATGCCCAAACAAGTGGGTTGTATAGCCTTGCGGGTGCGGCAATTCCTTTTATGTCTGACCGCAGATTAAAGTCAAACATTGAGCGCATTGGCACTCACAAACTTGGAATCGGTGTTTATGAATACGACATCTTTGGCGAGCGTCAACAAGGTGTAATGGCAGATGAGGTTGAAAAAGTTATGCCTGAAGCCGTTGTGATGCACCCAAGCGGTTACAAAATGGTTAAATACGGTTTATTGAACGGGTAAAAACATGGCTAATCAATACGAACAGTTTAGTGTTGCAAACCCTTATCAGTTGCAACAACAAGAGTTGGATAGACGCCAAAAAATGGCTGAGATTCTGCAACAACAAGCATTTGAGCCTGTTCAAGCGGGATCATACCAAGGCATCCAAGCCCCAATTAGCCCCATTCAAGGTTTAGCTAAAGTGCTTCAAATGTACTTGTCAAACAAGAATCAAGAGGGTTTGAAATCAGAGCAAAAAGCATTAGGTGAGCAATACCGTGCGGATACATCTGCTGACATTCAACGATTGATTCAAGGATTGCAAGGCCAAGCTGCTACGCCCGAAATGAAGCAAGAGCCAACGGCAAGGGATTTTGAAGATAATCCAAACCTTGCGCCAACATTTGCGCAGATGATGCCTGACCAACAAAAGGCAATGACCATGCCCGCTATGCCCGCAAGAGCAGCGGGGACGATTGATCCATCGTTGATTGGTGAGTTCAAAACGCCTGGTATGCAACAACAAGCCCTGAATATGTACATGGGTCAACTTGCGCCTAAAGCTCCAATAAAATTGGGCAAAGATGAAACGCTGCTTAATCCAACTGACTACAGCATTTTGGCTAAAGGGCCAGAAGACTTAGAAAAAGGGTTAGCGCCTTTGAATCAAAAAGATTACACGCCAGAAAGTTGGAGAGCAGCAACTAGTGGCGGCAAAATAGATCGTACAAAACTTCTTCCATTTGTTGAAGGGCCAGCAAGCCTTGCTGGTTACAACTTGTATCAGACACAAGAAAAAGCCGCTGGAAGAATTCCAAAATCATTTGAAAGATTTCAAACAGATCAGCAAATTGCTGGACGAGCACAAGCCCCACTTCGTGAACGATATGTTTATGATGCGGCAAGGGGAGGCAGAGTTAATTTAGACACGGGAAATTTTGAACCAATTACACAAGGAGGCCAAGCAATTGGCGTGAAAGATAGAGCGTTGCCTACTGGAGAAGTTGAAAAAATTACTGCAATAGATAATTCTTTGGGCAACCAGAAACGACTAGCTGATACATTCCAAGACAAATTTGGTGGATATTCTTTAAAAGCTGGCGGTGAATTGGCTAACGTTCTTGGTGGCAAATTTGGCGGTCAAAATCAAGCGCAAGCAGAATGGTGGGCTTCTCATGAGGCCAACGATAACGTGGCAAGAAACGCTTTGTTTGGCGCGTCATTGACAGCGGGTGAACAAAAGGCTTGGGATAAGACAACGATAAATTCAGGCATGAGTCCATCAATGATTAAATCTAGGATGACAGAACGACAAGAATTGATTGATGCCAAACGCAATACAACAATTGGCAATCTTGATAAAGCGGGTTATGACGTAAAAGGCTTTAAAGAAAAATCAGATTTTTATGGCAAGCCTGCTGAAAAAGTTACAACTGCAAAAGAAATTCAAGATGTTGCAACAAAAACAGGAAAATCAATCGGTCAAGTGATGCAAGACGCAATTGCAAAAGGTTATAAGGTGCAATAAATGGCATTATTAGATGAACTTTACGGTGCTCCAGCTAGTGGCTTAAACGCTGATTTGTATGGATTGCCAAAACCAGCGGAAAAATCAAAGCCTATGGGCTATGGTGAAATGGTTGGGCAAGCAATTACTAACATTCCATCAAGTGCTGGCAATTTAGTGTCTGGCCTTTATCATGCCGTGACCAATCCTGTTCAAACGGTATCGGGGATTATGGATGTTGCTGCGGGGGGCTTACAAAATGCAATGCCAAAGTCTGTTGTAGATTTTGTAAACAAATTTGAATCAAATCCTGAAGCCGCACAACGTGCTGTTATTGCAGCAAATGAAGCGGGTGGGGCATTAAAACAACGCTACGGTAGTGTTGAAGGGATCAAGAACACAATTGCAACTGATCCTGTTGGCGCAATGGCTGATCTTTCTACGTTGATAACTGGTGCGGGCGGTCTAGCTCGTGGTGGGGCAATTGGTTTAAATGCCATACCTAAAAGCGCTGCTAGTCTAAAAACTGTGTCTGGATTAAACACAGCGGCTGATATTTTGGGAAAAGCGGCAGATGTTACCAATCCTGTTAATGCTATGGTTAATTTGCCTAGCAAAGCATACGACTTAGCAGGGGCTTTAACTAAACAAGGGTTGGCTTTAAAAACTGGCGTAGGCACTGAGCCAATCACTCAAGCGGTCAAAGCTGGACAAGAAGGAAACGCAACATTTTTAGAAAATATGCGTGGGCAAGTGCCGATTACGCAAGTGTTAGATGATGCTAAAACTAACCTTGCCAAAATGAACTCGGAAAAACAAGCTGAATATCGTTCTGGCATGGGCAATGTTAAAAGCGATACGTCTGTGTTAGATTTTGCAGGAATTGACAAAGCCATAAAAGACGCTGAAAACATGGCGTATTTTAAAGGCAAGATCAAAGATAAAACCGCTGCCAAGGTGTTAGACGACATTAAAACTAAAGTGGCTGATTGGAAAAAATCTGATCCTGCTGAGTATCACACGCCTGAAGGCATGGACAACCTAAAACAAAGTCTTTGGGAAGATTTTGGCAAATTAGGAATGGAAGAAAAAACGGCTTATTCAACGGGTAAGCAAGTTTATGACGCTGTAAAAAAAGAAATCAGCAATCAAGCCCCTGAATACTCCAAAGTAATGAAAAATTATACGGAGGCGACTGAGCAAATTAAAGAAATTGAACGTGCCCTATCGCTTGGTCAAAAAGCCTCTGCAGATACGGCTATGCGTAAATTGCAGTCGTTAATGCGAAACAATGTTAATACAAATTATGGTCAGCGTTTGGAATTGGCTAAACAATTGGAAACAATGGGTGGCAATGAAATGATGCCAGCACTTGCGGGTCAAGCCTTAAATCAGTTTACGCCTCGGGGTCTTCAACGGGTTAGCGCTGCGCCTGAAGCCCTACTTGCATATGGCGCTGGCGGGCCTGCTTTGGCGGCTGTTGATCTTGCCGCATCTTCTCCTCGGCTTGTAGGAGAGGCTTCGTATAAATATGGACAGATGTTGGATGCTTTAAATAAAGCAAAGCAACCAATATCTAATAAAATACCTGTATCACCACAGCAGGCACGTTTAGCGGCTTTATTGGCGGCACAATCCAATCAGCCTATGAAAATTGATTTAGATAATATGGCTTCAAACAGGCCATAATTGAAAGGTATAAAATGAGTTACAACGGTTCAGGCACGTTCAATATCAACACAGCGGGTCAGCCCGTTGTTACAGGCACAACCATCACTAGCACGGCATTTAACTTGCTGACTACTGACTTGGCTACGGGTTTAACTACTGCGTTAACCAAAGATGGGCAAACTACACCTACCGCAAACATCCCTATGGGGACGTTTAAAATCACAGGTTTAGGTGCGGGTTCTGCGGCTACTGATGCGGCTCAATATGGTCAATTGCAAGCGGGTGCAACTACTATTGCAACGGTTTCAGGCACAGACACATTGACGGGTACTTTAGCGCCCGCACCTACTGCTTACGCTACGGGTAATTTGTTTTCTTTTGTTGCGGTTGCTACAAATACGGGCGCAGCCACAATTAATTTAAACAGTTTGGGCGCTAAAAGCATCACAAAATCAGGCTCAACGGCTTTGGCTGCGGGTGATATTGTAAGTGGTCAGCTTTATTTAATTGAATACGATGGAACTCGGTTTCAATTGATTAACCCATCTAGTGTTTCAGGTGTTACAAGTATTTCATTTGGTAGCACAGGTTTAACCCCCTCTACTACCACATCAGGCGCAGTAACCGTTGCGGGTACTTTAGCAGCCGCTAACGGTGGAACGGGTACATCAGGAACAACAGCAAATTTAACTGTAGATGGCACAAACCCTGTTGGATATAGAAATATTCCAAATTCAGGCGCTAAAACATCAAGTTACACATTGGTTATTGGTGATGTAGGTAAATTTATTGAACTAGGTTCTGGTGGTTCTGTCGTAGTTCCAGCTTCTGTGTTTGCATCAGGAGACGCAATCAGTATTTTTAATAATACGTCAGCAACAATTTCTTGCACTTGCTCTGCTGTTACGGACTTCTACAAAGGTGGTACAGATACAGACATCAGCACCTTTAGCGTTACCACAAGGGGCGTGGCTACTATTTTGTTCATCACTGCTACACGGGCTGTAGTTACGGGGAATTTAGCATGAGTGGAATTATGCTTAATGTGGTTGGTGCAACTTATATTGTTCCAATTCCTGTGGTTGGTGCGGCTTATGGTGGCGGTTTTTTTGCTGGTCAAATCTCCACTGCGGGTAATAGTGTGGCTGATTACAATTTGGTTGTTGGGCCTATTGCATCTGCGGCAAGCGTGTTGCAATGGAAAATATTAAATACATCAACAACTGGCACAAGTTCGGTAATTAATGGCCCAGCTAATAGCGCAGCAATGAACAATGTAACCCACCCCGCTGCGCAGTTCTGCGAGGGGTTAACTATTGGTGGATTCAGCGATTGGTATATGCCAGCCACGAATGAGTTGGAAGTTTGTTATTACAACCTAAAACCCGTAGTAGTTGCAAATGATACATCTTCAGGCATAAATGCAAACGCTGTTCCCGCTAGAGCAAGTAACTATACCTCTGGAACACCAGCACAAACATCGGCTACAGTCTTTCAAAATGGTAATGCAGAAGCCTTCCAATTAAGCTATTACTGGGCCAGCACTGAGTTTTCTTCTACAAAAGGTAAGACTGTAGAATTTTATAGCGGTGACCAAAACTATAACCGAGATAAAAATATTTATGGCCGTGTCCGTGCCATCCGCAGAGTTGCAGTTTAATTTTTAAGGAGCATTGCGATGTACATTTGCATCACCGAAATAGACGCAGTTACCAAGATAGTCTGCACAGCCGAACCACAACGCACAGGCCCGTCCATGCCTGCTGTCAAGGGTTACACGCACATTTGGCATGACCAGTCAACTTGGCCTGTACCAACAGCCCCTGATGGCACATATCTTCGTGCGCCAAGATACTATGGAACTTGCGATGACGATGCCGACACGACCATTGCTGGTGTTCTGCAAGTTTTAACAGAAGCAGAATTTAATGCCGCCAAAGTTATTGAACATGAAGCTCGTAAGCCTTATCCATCTTGGGTTGGTTACATTGACACAATGACATGGGCAGCACCCGTAGCAAGACCCGCTGATGCCGTTATAAATGGCGGCAATGTTCGATACCAGTGGGATGAAGCCACAGTTAATTGGGTTGCACAAACTGCTCAAGCATGAAAGAGTTTTACTTTATCTCAGGTTTGCCAAGGTCAGGTTCAACCCTGCTCTCGGCTATCTTGCGTCAGAACCCCGAGTTCTATGCGGATATTTCCTCACCCGTACAAAGCTTGGTTACATCAACCATTAACGTCATTACGGGTGGTGAGAGTAACCATTTGATAGATGAAGATAGACGTAGGCACATTCTCAAGTCAATATTCAATTCGTTTTACGAATCAATAACCCCAAGCATAGTCTTTGACACCAGCAGGGGTTGGACATCTAAGACTTCTTTATTGAAAGACCTGTACCCACAGACAAAGATTATTTGTTGTGTGCGTGACTTGCCTTGGATACTAGATAGCTTTGAGCGTATTGCTGCCAAAAACTCCTTGTATGGTGCGGCACTAACAGACGATGAAGCTAGGCAGACAGTCACAACAAGGTGCGATGCTTTGATGGATGTGAAAAAAGAAGGCCAAGTGGTCAAGCCTTATTACTTCCTAGAAGAAGGTCTGTTGTTAAACCCCAACATGATTATGTTGGTGGAATATGAATCCTTGTGCAAAAAGCCTGAAAGCGTGATGCGTGAGATTTATGGGTTTATTGGTAAGCCTTATTTTAAGCATGATTTTAAAAATGTTGAGTATGATAACGAAGTGTTTGACAAAGCTTTGAATATGAAAAGCCTGCATACAGTCAGGAAAAAAGTGACATGGGTAGAACGCCCGTCAATCTTGCCAAAATCTGTGTGGGAAAAGTATTCAGGAAAAGAGTTTTGGCGCACACCCGCACCAGAGTTTTCAATGAAACAACTTTATAAAGTCAAGGGATGAAAAGAATTCTAATCATGGGCTTGCCTGGCGCTGGTAAAACTTACCTTGCACAGCATATTCTTGACCACTTGCAAAACGAGCGTAAAACAGTCATGTGGCTGAACGCTGATGATGTGCGTAAGAAGTACAACGATTGGGATTTTTCCCATGAAGGCCGTATTCGTCAGAGCTTGCGGATGCGTGAGCTTGCTGATAGCTACGATGTGGATTATGTGATCTGTGACTTTGTTGCCCCATTGGTTGAGATGCGCAACAACTTCAAGGCTGATTGGACTGTTTGGGTTGACACCATTAACCAAGGCCGATTTGAGGACACCAATAAAGTGTTTGTTGCGCCCGAGCAGTACGACTTTAGGATTACTGAGCAGAAAGCTGAGAAGTGGGGTGAGTTTATTGCCGCACATATCTTGGATGACCGCCAACGCCCTGTTTTTGATTGGCAGAAAGAAACTGTTCAGATGCTTGGCAGATGGCAACCTTGGCATGAAGGCCATCGTAAGTTGTTTGAGCGAGCATTGGCTAAGACGGGTCAAGTGGTCATTCAAATCAGAGACTGTCAAGGTTGGAACGGCTCAAACCCGTTTGCGGCTAATCAAGTTAAAGACTTTATTAAGCGTGATTTAGACCCTTTGTATCAAGGGCAATATGAAATTCAACTTGTCCCTAATGTGGTAAACATCACTTATGGCAGGGATGTGGGATACAAGATAGAACAGGAATCTTTTGACGATGCTACACATGCTATTTCAGCAACTAAAATTAGAAAACAAATGGGTGTCTAAATGACAGAAGTTACTCATGCCCAAATCTACGAAAGACTGCTTGAAGTAGAGACTAAGGTAGATAGCATAGACAAGAACACTAAAGGGCTTGTGGAGGCTTTTGATGCCTTGCAAGGTGCTTTTAAAGTCTTGGGTTGGATTGCCTCTGCTGCTAAACCTATTCTGTGGGTGGCGGGTCTAATCATGGCGGCTGGCGCTATTTGGCAAACGTGGATTAAGAAATAATGGATTGGCTAGAAGCGATTGTTGCTCTAGCCTTTTTATTTTGCTTTGTCATGTTTTGTGGTCATGTCATTTTTTGGGCGTACCCGTGAGATGGCTAGTAGCACTTTTTCTTACTCTCTCAATTCAATCTACAAGCAAAGACCTATGTAGTGTGCGGGAGTTTTACTCTATTGCGTGGGGCGTACACAACCCTACTGAGAGACACCAAAAGATGGCAGAGTGGCTTACAAAACATCAACAATTGTGCAAAAGTTCCGACTTTAAAATAATTTGGAATAATTTGGCTGAATGGGCGGGAAACTCTGATTCACATCAGTTAAGGGGATTGGTGGTTCTTGGATACAAAGACGCACTTGAGAGGGAGAAGAAGTAATGGAAGATTTAAAGGGAAAACTTACATTTGCAGTTACTTTGATGGTAAGTGCAACATTGTGTATTTGCATTATTTCAATGGTTGTTGCTTTCTTGCTTGGACTATGGGCAAAAGAAGTTGAAAACTCAGAAATTTTTGCCATGCTCCACCCTGCTTTCCAAACAATCATTGGTGGTTTTATTGGGTTACTGGCTGGCGTACGCTTGTCCCATGATGATGACAATTGCTCTAAATGTAAGGATGAATGATGCTTGATATTCTTAGTGGCGGTTTATTGGGTTCAATCTTTGGTGGCATTTTTAGGATGGCCCCAGAGGTTTTAAAGTGGCTTGATAAAAAGGATGAAAGGCAACACGAACTTGCACTTTTTTCTCGGCAATGCGACTTAGAGCAAATGCGTGGGCAAATGAAACTCGCAGAAATAGGCGCACAAAGAGAAGCCGCAATTGACGTAGGCGTGATGGATGCCTTCCAATCAGCTATAGAACAGCAAGCAACGATGGTTAAGGCGGCAGGCGGATGGGTCGCATCCTTATCCGCATCTGTGCGTCCAGTAGTAACATATTGGGTACTATTCGTTTGGTCGTTCATCCATGTATGGTTTGCCTATAACGCTTGGTTGGGTGGTGCTCCCGCTACTGAAGTGTTTAAGACAATGATGACACCAGACTTTTCTGCTTTGTTGGCAGGAACGATTAACTACTGGTTTCTTGATAGAACTCTGTCTAAGCGTGGGTTATGAACTTAGAACTCGCAACAGAACTATGTAAGAGGTTCGAGGGATTTTCTTCTGTAGTTTATATTTGTCCAGCAGGAATCCCAACGATAGGTTTTGGTTCTACCTACTACGCCAATGGAGTAAAGGTCACTATGAATGACCCTCCAATGAGCCAACAAGATGCCCATGACTTGTTAATGGTAGAGTTAGAACACACCTACTTGCCAAGCGTTTTGAGGCAATGCCCCATCCTTGCAACTGATGAACGTAAGTGCAACGCCCTGATTTCGTTCACCTACAATTTGGGCTGTGGGCGACTCCAAACATCCACTCTAAAGCGCAAAATTAACGCCCAAGATTGGGAAGGCGCAAAAGAACAATTGATGCTGTGGAATAAAGGCGGTGGTAAAGTTCTATTAGGTTTGACAAGGCGCAGACAAGCCGAGTGCGCCTTGTTAAATTAAATTGTCATAAACTTTCTATAAGGTGTTGAAATGGCTAACATTCCTACACCAGAACACGCTGAACTGTTTGCACAAAGTGTCAAAAAGTGGCAACAAGTGCTTAGTCTTGGTGATTGGCGCATTGAAAAGGGCATAAAACCCGCAAAGGCTGCAATGGCTTCTGTTGAGTTTACACCCGCTGCAAGACTTGCTGTTTATCGTTTGGGTGATTTTGGTGCTGAGAAAGTCACCCCAGAATCTTTGGATCAGACTGCTTTGCATGAGGCACTTCATGTGTTTCTACATGACTTAATGACTGTGGCACAAGACCCTAAGTCATCTCAAGATGAGATTGAAATGCAAGAACATCGGGTTATTAATCTGCTAGAAAAGTTACTTTCAAGGGATTCCAATGGGCAGTGCTAACGAAACGTGTACAGATACTGAATTTATCCAACTATGGGGTCAACTTCAATCTGCTCAAAAAGTAGCTGACCATCTTGGCATTGCAAACAGAGCAGTTCATTTGCGTAGAAGATGGATTGAAAAAGAATACAACATGGCACTTCATGCAAGTGACCATCGTGGCGTTAAATACGACAAAAACAAACCCAAATCCTTTTCTCCGCTAAAACAAGTAAACCTTGGCATCCTAGATGGGTGCGTAATTGTTTTTTCAGATGCCCACTTCATACCTAGTCAACGTACAACAGCGTTTAAAGGGCTTCTATGGGCTATAGAACACTTTAAACCCAAGGCGGTGATATGTAACGGGGATGCGTTTGATGGAGCGTCTATAAGCCGCCATGACGTAACTGACCAACCCCAAACTTCTGTTGTTCAAGAACTAAAGGCTTGTCAGGGTGCATTGGGTGAGATTGAGGAAGTAGCTAAAGCAGCGAGACACAATGTAAAGCTACTGTTTACATGGGGTAATCACGATATTCGGTTTGGCAATAGGCTTGCTCAACACGCACCACAATTTAAAGAAGTACAGGGCTTTAAGTTGACAGACCACATAACTGAGTGGGATTTCTGTTGGGCAGTATGGCCTACAGATAACGTAATTGTTAAACATCGTTACAAAGGTGGTATTCATGCCACTCACAACAATACAGTAAACGCTGGTGTGAGCATAGTTACTGGACACCTGCACTCTTTGAAAGTCACGCCATTCTCAGATTTTAATGGAGTGAGATTTGGCTGTGATACGGGAACATTGGCTGAGACTGATGGCCCACAATTTAACTATGCTGAGATAAACCCAAACAATCACAGGTCAGGCTTTGCGGTGTTAAACTTCTTTAATGGTCAGCTTTTATGGCCTGAACTTGTCCATAAATTTGATGAGGACATGATTCAATTTAGGGGCGAAGTAATTGATGTAGGTCAATTTTGAGCGCACCTTTAATCATTATCACGGGGTTGATCTACGCATACATTGCGGCAGAACAACTTTTTAAAGGTAATCCCCACATGGCAATTGTTTATGGGGGATACGCAATAGGAAATGTGGGGCTTTACTTAATGGCAAAGTAAGCCCCTTTTGTAGTTTATAAGTTACAGCGGTTCGTGAGCGTTTAAAGCAAGAGTTGGGATTTCTTCTTCTTCAGTTTCTTCAAAGTCATCCTCAAGATCGTCAATTGCTTCATATTCAACTGCCCAACCATTTTCTTCTTGAAACTCAATAAAAGATTTGATGATTTCAATCTTTTCAAAATCCCATGTTTCAACTGTAACTTTCTCATTTTCAATATAACCAATATTCATTTCAAATTTCATGGTGAACTCCTTACGCAACGGATTGTTGCAATACAATATTAAATTGGGATTGTGTCTATAAAACGAATTATTTGGCAAAAGCATATTCCTACGAATTCCTCGCATAGTTACATTGTACTTACTTGATTTTGCCGTAAATGTTTACCCGTAGTTCTAGCAATCCAACAGGTTTGGCAAATCCACTTATGCCCCATGTCAATCCCGCCCTCGGGCGGTTTAACTTGATCGCATTTATTACAAGACCGTAATTTATGGACGGGTTGATTTCTGCCTAGTCCGATTGGATACATTGCCACTCTCTTTCATTTCTGCCCGAATTGGATTTCACGGTGTTACCCGTCAATTCTATTAAACCAATGATTTTCATTTCATTTAAACGTCTTGCTATTTGATTGGAATCAAGCATTGTCAAGGCCGAAATGCCATCTTTTCCCATTGGCCCGTAAAATTTGAGGCAATCAAAGATAACTTGGTGGTGTTGGGGTGCAACTTCTTTAATTGACTCCGCTGCCTCAAATGAGGTCACGGGGTCAGTAGCTCTGACTCTTGGGAATTCTGGAAATATTCTGTCAAACAATTTAACGTAGTTCATAATTATTCCTAATGGGTGGGGGTACTAACTGCTCGTCTGCAAGCTAAATTGCGCAGCTTTCCCCCCGTTATTCAAAATGGGATTTCTTCCTCATCCCGTGGCAAACCTTTGTAGTCCTCTTTAGGCTTGGGGGTGTTTAGATAAGCCCAACCGTTCCAACCGCCATCAGGCAAAGGGATGCTATCCAACTTGAGCATTGGGCCATTCTTGGTCTCAATGACTGATCCAATGGTTTGATAGCGGGATTTTTCCACACCATCTTTGTTTTTGTATTTACCCGATACAACGGTAATTTCGTAAAGTTTAGACATTTTTAATTTCCATAAGTTGAGCAATTTTTAAATCAAGTTCATTTAAGAATTTGACGATTTCTTCTTCCATCAGTTTGATATACATATTTTCCCGTGGGACACGTTTAACAAACAATTGAAGTTCTGTGGGTAGGCGGTTATCAAATGACACAAAATCACACCATGACCGATTTGTGCAAGCCATTTGAAACTGCATCTGCGTGTTGTACTTACTTGGCACTGTTTGACTAAGCAACGTCTCAATGTGCGTGGCGGTGTTTGGGCATTTGATCTCTAAAAGGCCATCATCCCCCACAAGGCCATCAGGGGACGCACCCGCCATGATGATTGAGGGATGGGGTACAAACCCCACTTCATCCACTAAAACATCGTGTAAAGCCTCATAAGCAGCTCTACCAAGGGGTTCTGTGTCTGTGCCGTGTTGCATAGCGGCATTGGTAAAACTTTCCCCCTTTTCACCCGTTAGGCGTTCACACACCAATTGAGCCATGTAGTTGTCACGGGTTGCTGAATAGCCCGTTTTAGTCTTGGCAAGCACATCCGCTACACGGGATGCGGTGACTTTGCCAATGCGAGCCTCAAACCATGCGTCTGAGCGTTGTTCAATCATTTCAATCATCATTTCTCCTATTTGTCGTTTGCGCCACATTACAGTTTTGCCTTGGCTTCATCTTTTGCTGCAATGACTTTGATCTGCCAATCCTTGTCACCATCACAAGCGGCATAAGCTATTTTGTAGGCTAGCTTCAGTTCATCTTGTGTACTAGCGTTATGGATGGCTAAGAATAAATCTGTCATGCTGTTTGGGTCAATGGTTGACTCAGGCTCATCACCTTGCGGAAGATCATCACCAGCGTAGATGTATAGGCCGAGGCCATGCAAGCTAAGTGCTTTGGTCATGCAACGCATGATGGCGGTATTGACTTGGAAAGCATCAGGGCTTTGAATGGCTTTGTTGCGGTGATCCATCACGGGCAATTGGCAAGTCATTGGCTTGTCAAACATAACAACCGTGACCCACACCATTGCCGTGCCGTTTATGTCCATATAGCATTTATCGCCAAACGTATTTACCGCAAAAGTAGCTTTTGGATCGGCTTTAAGTGCTTCAGCCCATGCCCAAGCCCATGACAGATAAGTCAGGTTGGCTTTTTTCTCTGTATGCTCATTGACATTCAGTTTGAGTAATTCTTGGACGTTCATGCTTCTTCCTTTAAATAAGCCGTTAGGCGTTTGATTCGGTCTGAGTGGTAGTCACCCATGCGCTTTGCATATTCTTGGGCGCTGAGTGCCTCTAATAGCTTGCGTTGTGCCATTTCAAGTTCTTTGGCTGCTAACTCTTTTGCTGATGGCAAACGCATATATTCTTTGATTTGGTCAATCATGCTTTTTCTCTTTCAAAACAATTTTTTTAACTTTGTAAACAAATCTTTCAGATTTGCTGTCTTTATTTTTGGCTAATGTTTTGGCTTCTTTAAGTGTGTCAAAAACACTAGCAATTTGAAATGATTTTTCATATGCGATAAACGACTGCCATAGAAAACGATTACTAATTTTGTGTCTTGTAACAAGATAAATTATTGTCATTACTACCCTCTCCATGCAAGCATCACGCCAATGCCGCCAAAAATGACGATGGCTAAAACGCACTCAATAAGTGTTTGAATAATTTTGTGTTTCATACGGCCTCGCAAGTGTAGAAGTGACGTTTTGCCTCATCCATCAAACGCTTATATTCCTCATTAGGAATGTCGTAAGTAATGTCTTTGTCGTTTGCAAATACAAACACATCAAACATTTCCGCAAAGTTGTGGTCATGGGGGTAATTGATTTCCTCGGGCAAGTGGTCATAGCCAACGGTTACGACTTCAATAGTCTCACCGTCATCAAATGACACTGCGTCTTGAAAACTGTGCTGTAGATTGTGTTTCATAAGTTTCCTAAAAAGACCCCAAGAAGTTCAGGGCATGGTTGTATAGTACACCAAACTAAACACACAGCAAAACTTTTTAATAGAAATTTTCTTTAATGTTGTATTTATGCAAATAATTATTTGTTTATTTTGCTATACTGATTGCATGGAAAAACAAAAAGCTATCACATTGGCTGGCTCACAGAGTGAGCTTGCTAGAATTTTGGGCATCACTAGGGCAGCGGTACACAACTGGAAAAGCATCCCAACGGGTCGTCTTTATCAATTGATGGTGTTGCGTCCTGATTGGTTTTTAGAGTAAGATCATGCAAACACTTGGCGGTGTTAATGTAATAGGGTTACACATGAAGTCTGCTGGTTATTACGCCAGTCCGCCAACATCCGCAAGGGTGAGACTTCAGGTGTAGCCCTTTTTTTTGGGCTTTTATGAGAATTAAAAATTGGACAAAGTTTCAGCATTTCAAGGACAGGCGGCCTCCTTGGGTAAAGCTGTATCGTGACATTCTCGATGACCTTGAGTGGCATGAATTAGACCCTTTGGCTGCCAAAGTGTTGGTCATGCTTTGGTTGATTGCTAGTGAGGATGAGGGGCGCATCCCTGACACAAAAACCCTTGCATTTCGTCTTAGATTGACAGAAATTAAAACTAAAGAAATCGTTATCAAACTGTCTCATTGGTTGGAACATGATGATATCAACGTGATATCAGAACGATATCAACATGATCCTCTAGAGACAGAGACAGAGACAGAGACAAAGAAAGAGAAGAAGGCACTCGGCAAACGCCTCGCCAATGATTTTAGTTTTCCAAAAGAATGGGAACAGTTCTGCCAACAGACAAGACCTGAACTTAGCCCCGTTAAAACTTTTGACCAATTTAAAGATTATTGGGTTTCTCAACCAAAGGGCACAAAGCTAGATTGGTTTGCGACTTGGCGCAATTGGGTCAGAAGCACCAACGCACCTAAACAAAACCCTTATGACGTTGTGAGGCTCACAGTTCCAGCATCAAATGAGCTAGACCCTGCTTTGGAAAAGATTAAAGCTGATGAAAAGAAAGCCGCACCTATGCCAGAACACATCCGAGCCAAACTTGTTCAATTAAGGAAATCAAAATGCCAATAATTTTACCAAAAGAATTAAAAACTGAAGTTTGCGGACTTGGAGATGGCTTTATTTCCATAATTCAAACACGAGGCGTCAAAGAATGTGAAATTTTTTTATCTATTCATCAATTTCAAACAATTTTAAATCACGAAAAAACACTTATTAAAGAGGCTATGACTCCTGATGACACACCATGAAGCCACAGCAATCCTTAATCGGGTCAGAGAAGGACAACAATTTAGCCACTTTGTCATCACAAAAGCGCTTGAACTTACGGGAGACTATGAAGCAAACGGAAGCATTGGAATGGATCAGGCGATTCAAAAAGAAAGCCTTAGAGGAAGGCAGGGGGGAAGCCCATTATTGGTTTCAACAAGTGATTGCGGACATAGCCAAGAAACGTGGTCAACAAGCCGCTGATGACCTACGACAAAGAATGAACAGGATTAAAAATGAGACGAGCAGCAAGGGTTGACGCAAACCAAGACCAAATTGTGAGCGCATTGAGAGCTGCTGGCGCTTATGTTTGGATTATCGGGCTACCTGTTGACCTTTTAGTTGGTTACAAGGGTCACAGCTTCTTGGTGGAAATCAAAAGCACCTCTAAAAAGCGTTTAACGGGGCTACAAGCCGACTTTTTTGAGAATTGGTCAGGTAGTACCTTGGCGAGAATAGATTGCCCAGAAGCGGCTCTAAGAATGATTGGAGTAATTAAATGAGCAATAAAGTTGTTTACACCATTTTGATTGTTTTAATCATTGTCCATTGGGGATTGGTAGCCTACTTTATAGGATTCAAACCATGATTTTCATTCTGCAAAACAGCGAACAAGCTCACTCGGTACTTAAAAACTTATGGCCTAAGATCAAAGAAACCTTGCAAGCGGGCAAGCAGCTACGCCTTGAGGTCAAAAAAGCCAACCGAAGCAATGAGCAAAACGATATGTTTCACGCCCTGATTGACAAAATAACCAAAGAAATGAAAGCCGTTGGCTCTTCTTGGTCAGCAGATGATTGGAAACGCCTTCTGATTGACCAATGGGCGCATGAGACTAACCGCACGCTTGGCAGAATTACCCCAAGCCTAGACGGTTATCGGACTGTTCAATTAGGACTATTGAGCCGCAAATTCACCAAAGAAGAAGGCTCGGAGTTTATTGAATGGTTGTTGTGTTGGATGGCAGAAAAAGGAATTGAAGCATGAGTTACATCATTGCATCTTTGCCCCCCATGAAATGTTTTGTAAAACGAGAGTTTTTATACAACGATCACAAGGGGCATAATGAGCTAGAACCCGCAATATGGGTGAGCCTCAAAGCCTTGAGGGGACAAGTATTCCGCATTGAATCCTTACTACCCGCATATGGCGCTTTGTATGACAAGCTACCTATTCATGCCTATGTTTGGCATACCGATGCGGGTAATTTGCCCATAGACACCTTGCAACTATGGGATTGCATGGGCTACAAGTTTACAATTCTTGAGAAAATTGGGTTGCGCAATTTAGGTGTGAAGTTTTTAGGCAAAGACAAAGAATGGCATTTTGGGCGGTATTTGTTTACCGTAGACTTTTGTGCCGATGGAATGGACTTAGACACGGGCTTTACCGAGCAAGCCGAGGAACATAAGAGTTTCAACTTTATTGCGTTAGACAATGGGCAATTTGCTTGCCAACCCAACAACCGATGCCTGTGGTATGACCAAAGCCTAATACCCGCAGAAACAAAATTCCCCGATTTCCAAGCCGCAAAGAGACTTTGGACGGTAGATGGCACACGCAAATGGTCAGCGGGCGATGATTGGTTCTATGACATAGAGGAAAAACATACATGATGTGTCCCGTATGCAAAACCCGCCACAACAAAGTCTTAGACACTAGGACAAACCCTGAGTTTATCCTTAGAAGACGTTTATGCAATAACGGTCACAAATACCTAACAAGAGAATACGCAATTAAAGATGACACAATATCTGAAGCACCAATATGTGAGAAGTCAGAAACTCCTAAAACTAGTGGCGGGTTTAGCCTGTCAAAACTGTGGCACAGATAACGGGGTACAGGCGGCACACAGCAATTGGGGTGGTGGCAAGGGTAAAGGCATCAAGGCCGATGACAATCTAGTGGCTGCTTTATGCCTTAAATGCCATTACGAAATAGACCAAGGGGCGCATTTATCTAAGGATGAACGCAAGGAAATGTGGTTAAAAGCCCATCAAAGAACCGTAAATAACTTGGTTGAAAACAATCAATGGCCCAAAGATGTTCCAATTCCGATATACTAAAATTGTAGTTGCCTTGTGGTGAGACTGTACTAAAATGCAATCTCACCACTTTTTTTAGGAAAAAGCATGGATAAATACGCTGGCTTTGTCTCAAACTTTGTCCTCGCACTACTGCATTGCGGCACAAACGCCCACTTAATGCATTGGACAACCAACAGCTTTAGCAAGCACATGGCTCTTGGCACGTTCTATGACTTGATCGTTGACCAAACCGATGCCTATGCCGAGGCATACATGGGTAAATACGGGCAACTAAAGAAGTTTCCCAATGAGTACCATCCCCCAAATTCTGACCCAATCAAATACTTTGAAGTCTTATCCAAGTTCGTAATGGATATTAGGAAAGAGCTACCCCAAGACTCGGAACTTAATCAGCTTGTGGATAACATACAAGAAAACATAGATTCAACCCTGTATAAGCTCAAATACTTAGACTAATGGCTGATCCACAACAAATTGCTGCTGCTTTAAACTTTTATGACTCCAAAAAGAGTCTAGACCCTTTTGCACAACAAAATAGTGGCGAAAGAGTATTACCTACTTTGGCTAACATTTACAGCGCCATTGATTCTGCAAAACGAAAAGGGTCTGATTTTGTTCGAAATCCTGTTGAAAGTTTGCAACAAATCGTTGGTTATGGAATGGATAAGGCCAACGCAGCTAGGGATCAGCTTTACCAAGCAACTGAAGAAGAAGGCATAAATTACGGGCCTAAAACTAAAGCACTAGCCAAACTAATGGCAGAGAATTACAACCCCGTGGGGATGTTTATTGGCCCAAATGCCGCATCTTTTAACAAGATTATGGCAACCAAAGCCTTGGACTTAGAAAAAGCGGGTAAAAGTGCTAAGGAAATTTGGGAAGAAACTGGCACATTTAGAGGCCCTGACAAACAATTGCGACAAGAAATCAGCGACAAAGGCTCAAAGATTACTGAAGATGTTTATAACCAAATATCGGCTAATAAACAGTTTACAGGCCCGATGGGGCAAGCCTTGCAACATGAGGAACTTTACAAAGCCTATCCACAAACTGCTCGCATACCAACAGTAATGTATGCAGACGAAACTCCATATGGAAGTGTTTTGCGTGGCAAAGAAGGCACATTTCAAGTGCCACAGATAACAGTTGGCGGCCCAAGTTCAATGTCACAAAGAAGCACTGGACTCCATGAAATACAACACGCAATTCAGCAGAAAGAGGGTTTTGCTAGAGGCGGTAATTTAAATGAATATGCAACTGGCCCAATGTTTGACAAGACAGCAAGGGATTTAACTGCTGATTTAAGCCAAGTTGTTACAGGTGGTGTAAGCGCAAAGCCATTAGAAGTTTTACAAGGTTTAAAGTACACAGACCCAAAAGATGTTGAGCCAATTATCAAAAAATATGGTTTTAAAAATATTGATGAAGTCAAATCTTTTATTTATGATCAAAATGAAAGAAGAACACCATTAGGCCAATATTTGCGAACTGCTGGAGAGGCTGAAGCTAGAGCAACGCAAAAACGCAGAAACTTGACTAATGAAGAACGTAGAGCAATTTTCCCGCTTGAAAGTTATGATGTACCGATAAATGAGTTAATTTTTAAATAATGACTTAACTCTATATAAACTAAAGTACCTAGATTAAGCAATTCACCCGACAAGGTGCAAGCAATGATTGAAAACAACAAAGTTAAACAAAGCCGCAAGGGTAAGACCAATAATCCCAACGGTAGGCCATCAGGAGTACCCAACAAGGTCACGCAAGAGGCAAGACAGGCCATAGCCTCATTTGTCGATGGAAACGCCCACAGGCTCGCAGAATGGCTTGATGCCGTTGCCGAGGGTGATCCAACTAACGACATAAAGCCAAACCCCGCAAAGGCGTTTGAGATGTTCCAAAGCGTTGTTGAGTACCATGTACCAAAGTTGGCACGTTCAGAGGTAACAGGCGCAGATGGTGGCCCACAGGAAATGGTCATTAAATGGCAAGCGGA